CGCCTTCATCCGTCTTTTTGTATCCCAACATAAGCGGCGCTTCAAGATTTTCATCCCTAAACCACTCGTTGTAGATTTTGCAGTATGCTCGTGCAGGCAATGCGTTCACTTCCAGCGCGTTCGTTACCTGTGTTGGCAGTCCGAAATAGTCACCGATGGAACCATTTGCAAGGCCGCTTGTGCCGCCGATGGTGCATTTTGGAGTGGAATACTCCGTATTTTCTGCCCAATAGTTGGTGTCGTTTTCACCGAACATATTTTCAAAGTGTTCCCACAAAAGTCTTGCAGGCACAAAGAAGAAATATGTGTCCATGTAACAGTTATCCATGATAGGATATATAGGAGTGCTCATTCTGATAAGCCCGTTAAGCTGTATCCGTGCCGTGTCACCCGGGAGCACTTCATCCATGTAGATGGGTACCAACTCGCCTTCGTTGATGGTTGTCAAGAGCTGATGACCGCGGTCAAATTTTGATCGCGGTCTTTCCATTCGCGGTACTTGCGCGAAATGGCTTTCACTGTTTCGGTTCGTTCTGCTTCACCTCTTCTTTTTTTTCTTCCGGCTTTGGCTGTTCGGTCTGTTGCGTCTGTTTCAGCTGTTCCAGCGTTTCTGCTGCTGCCTGTGCCGTTTCGTGCATGGTTACGATGTCTTTTGGCAGATTTTCCAGTGGTGTGCCCTCGGTGTAGATTGTGCTCTTTGCTTTGATGGAAAAATCTCCGGCTTCCAGTCTCGCGATTGCGCTCGCTAGGTCGTACCCCTCGCCCGCCTTTTGGATTTTTTCGTATACATTCTCGTCCGGTTGTCGGATGTAGTCCGTTGTGCCGTTCGGTCGCTTTACTGCTTTCCACGTTGGTGCTGTTTCGCTGCCGGTTTTGTTTGTCACCCTTTCGGTTGGTACTCCGTAGTACCGTACCATAACGTTAGGATTTAGCATTGTATGTCTCCTTAAGGTCTACCAGCTTACACAGCTGGTTCGGTTTCGCTCCGAACATTTCGCCGGTTTCGGTGTTGAAATCGCCCAGTTCCACTAAGCTGATGTCCTCGATTTCCTGCAGTTTGGATTCGTTCGCTTTCCACTTTGCAGTGCGGATTGCCTGGGCCCTGTTCTGCTGTAAGAAAGGATTGCTGTATCCATTCGTGATTGCATCATGAAAACTGTAGAATTTCAGTGTCATTTTTTAGCCCCTCCAACGTGCTTTTTTAGCTCTTACATCAATGTGTGTGAAAGTTGAATAACTTCCGATGCCGTATTTATCCGGGTATTTGTCTTTCAGATACTTTTGTACCCATCTTGCCCGAACTCCAGATATTTTGATATCAGCCGCCGTGCCCTTTGTGTGTTGTGAGTTTTTTACACCGCCGATTTTTGCATTGTATTCTGGTGTCCGGTATCCAGAGGTTACGATCACAGGTTTGTTGAAATGTGCGCGTATATCTTCCAAAACGTCTATAAGCTCTGTGTCCACAATTACCTTGTCGCATCGGAAGTCTTTTTGTGCAAATTCTCTTACTTTGAAGTGTTCACTTATTTGGTGGGTGCTCTGATTAGATAAGCTGTATTCTTCACGTGGCATCTTACTCCTCCTCTTCAGTCTCTTCCTCTTCTTTCACAATTGCGTGGTAAATCTTATCCAGCATTGCGAGAATTTTCAGAAAAATGTTCATGCTTTCATTAAAGTCCATTTGTTCACCTCCTTTCATTGTTCCGTTTGGAACATTACAGCCGGATGCCGCCCCGGCTGACCTTCGGTCGGACGTTGATGTTTTTCGTTCGCTTTGCGGTCTGCGTAAACTTTCGCTGGTCGCCATGGCCTGCTCCGCTACGATGTGCCATTGTTTTACCTCCTTTCTGCGTTCTGGTTTTATTGTATCGTCAGTGTGTGCAAATGTCAAGGTTTTTCGTTGAAAAATTTTGACGTTGCGCACACTTGCCCGCTGCAGGCGTTCTGTTTTATTGGTTATAAGGTTTCTTTTGGCTCTCTCCACTTTTGTTTCTGCTTGTTTTTTTCTTTTTGTATCTCTAGGTATGTTGAGTATGGAACACTGGTGTTTTGCTCTAAGTTTACAAGGCTAAGTACTGCGTTTCTTCGTCTTTTGGCTCTTACCGCTCTTAGCTTGTCAGAATGTGCCCTGAAATAGCTTTCAGCGTCTTTGCTGGTATCCTTATCAAGAAGCTTATCAAAGTATCTTGGTGGTCTTTTCTGCCGTCCTCCTGCGCATGTGATGTTGTCGGTTTCCAGTATTTCGTTCATGTTCTCTTTTAGGTACTCTTCCCCGATGCCTTTTGACATGATTCTAAACTCTGGTTCACGGCCTTGCATCCAGTATTTTGCGCTCTGCTCTGCGCCGATTGCTTTTTTATTGACGTACTGTGCCACGTATGCATATGAGCCCGGTCCTGCTGGTGAAAAGTCTACAAAGCCTTTTCCCCATATGTTTGTGAGCCATTCGCTTTTAAAGTATGCGTTGCCTTTCTGGTTTTTGTACCATACTCCATCCTTTGGTTTTAGTCCAAAAAAAATACCGTGGTAGTGTGGCCTTTTTGTTCTGTCTCCGTATTCTCCGGCTATGAAGTATTTTATCGGCTTCTTGTATGCTTTTCTGAGACGTTTTAAAAATAGTTGTACGTCTCTTTTGCTTACTGTTTGTGATTGGATGCTTTGATAGCCTTTTATGATTTCGCCGTATGGTATGTGTTCTTCATCGTAGGTCATTGTAACGAAGATTACGTCTTTCCATCTTTGGGCCTCTAGTTCTATTCTTGTTGCCCATTGGTCCGCTATCTGTTTTCGGCAGTATTCACATTTTCCACATGGCAATAATGCGATGTTTCCTTTTTTTACGCCGTCCATGATGGTTTGTTCTAGGTTCTGTTTCTTTAGGTAGTTTAGACTTCCCCACATGGTTGGCTTTTTCGTGTTCATCTGGAAAACATTTGGATTTGTACATGGCATAGGTTTGGCGCAAGCTTACTTGTCTATCTTGCGCCAGTTGACACCTCTCTTTCTTTTTTGATCTAAATTGCGTGCGCGTGCGCGTTTCGCGCGCGTGCGCGCAATACATTATTATCTATCGATGCGACAGTCCCCGCGCTAGGGGACGCCGTCGCAAAGGGGCCGTCAACGGTAGTTTGACGGCCCCTTTTTTACTCTGCATATTTTTATTCTTTATGCTTTTCTCTTTGGTGTCCCTGTGCTGGGAAACCTTAACTTTGCGCGGAAGGGCTTTTATTCTGATTTGCTCTATATATTACTTGTTGTAGGAGTAGCAGTAGGGTCTGTTTAAACTGTTGAAAAGTCTAATTTTTAGCGTTGATACGCATATTTATCGCCTTCTTTCTTGTTGAAAGTTTTGTTAAAAACTTGTTGAATTGTTGAAAGTTTTTTAACGGCCTTTTTTTTTTGTGTTTCTCTTTGTTGAAAACCTGTTGAAACTTTTGTAATTGTTGAAAACTTAATCTCCTTTATACGCGCCCATTATCTGGTTAGGATTGATTGATGTGTATGGTGTGATGTTTTTCCCGCCTTTTTCCCAACTGTCTTTAAAGGCCGATGCTGCTTTTCTTCCTGCGCCTTTTGCTGATTCGGCCGCTTTGTTTCCTGCGTCTTTTAGCTTGTCTCCTGCGTCTCCCAGCTCGTCGAGCAAGTTGTTTGCCGCATAGCTGTAATTGCTGACTTGTTTTGCGCTTGACTGTGCTAAACTGCTTGCCGCTTCATTAAAGCTCTTTGCAGAATGGTACTGTTTTGCACTGGTGCTTTTTTTTGCCAGTTCCAGATATCGGTTTGCTAACTCTGCGGTATTGTTACCGTATTCATACATTGCTGACACTGCCGCTGCTTGTGCGCTCTGCTGGTTGTAGTGCTGTGTTCCGATGCTTGCGCTTGCTCCGCTTGGCGTTGCTGTAGCGCCGTTGTTTGCTGCTAGTATTGGATTGATGCCCGCCGCGATCATGTCCTTTACAGTGTCCTGATATGCTGTGCCGCGCATTTCCTTTGCAAAGGCTCTTTCTGCTGCCGCTTCTGCGGAGTTGTACTTTTTTGCGCTTGCTTGGCTTCCTGCGTTCATCAGATTACTGATAATAGAGCTTAAAAAGCTCATGCCGTTTGCCATGTTTACGCTGCCTTGATTGTTGTATGTGGTGATGCCTGTTGGTGTTCCAATCTGTGTTGAGCCAATTTGTTGCGGTGCTGTCAGACTTCCGGTTGTTGTTTCGCTTCCGCTGGATGTTTCTTCTCCGGCTTTCTGGCTGCTTGTTGCACTGCTCTGGTTTGAGCTCATTGCAACGCTTGTCAGCAGGCTAAGCCCCTGCATGATGTACGGCATCCATGATAAAAGTGTACCCATTTAAAAATAGCCGGGTCTTTGCCCGGCTTCCTCCTTTCTTAGATTCTTTCGATTCCCGGAATGCTATAGATAGGCATTTCCCTGAACCACGTTTCGTTGAACCAGAAATCACACAGGAATTGGTGACTTACTGCGGACGTTACCGCAATAGTCCTATCGATGTTTTCACGTCCTTCCTGAATCCACTCCGCCGACAGTGTCGGCAGTTTGTCATAATCGTCTGCATAGTGCCATGCATCCAAAGACGTCTGATAGTTTGATCTCATTTCTCCGGTTACGTAGGATGGCTTGTATCGGTAATCCGCCCAAGCTTCCTGATAGCCAAAAATTTGGCTATCTTTTTCGCTTCCGTCTGCGTAGATTTCTCTGTTGTATACTGGTTGTTCACCCAGTGCTGCTAGGCGCGGGTCGTAGTACGTGAACCGACCGCCGCGCGTCCATTTGGTCCCAAGGCCCTGCTGATAGCTGTGTTCTACTCGTACTACTGCCAGCCCGATGATATAGCCGTACTCCGTAGCTGCATAGTCTGCCATCTGTTTTGAGCAAGTTGTTAGGCTGTATGCCGCCGTGTTGCCCAGTGCCTGCCCGGTTGTGGTGTCTGTCTGGCTGGTCTGTACTACCTGATTCACATTGATTGCAATTCGCTGCCCGCCAATGTATTCAGGAATTTGCAGCCGGCTGTCCGGACTTGTTACGCCCCACGTCCCGGAAAGGAATTCTCTGTACCTCGTGCCGTTTCTGGCATCGCTCTCGAAGATGTGTTGCAGTGCGATTGCCTGTCGGAGGTCGTTGATGGTTGCCGCTGTGACAGTGCTCAAGTCTGCTTGCATTGTGGTGTAGTTTATTTCGTTCTGGTTAGTTTGTCCACCGAACGTTACAAGCGCTTTTCCGTTTTTGTTGTTCCTTTTTGATGCTGAGAGTTTCATATTTGGGTTTATCGGAATGTTGTTGAGGTTTGCACCTCCGTCTTGGAAAATCTCTCCGTTTGCCATTTCTTCTGCACTTTGTGGCCATACAATTTGAGCGTTTCCCGTCATTGGCAGCTGTACCGGTTCTGCATTTTTCAAAGGCGAAGGGAGGCAGGATGTGAAATAATCGTGGAACTTCCCCGCCCTTGCCGGTTTCATTGCATATAACGTTGCTTCGTTGGTGTTGGTCGTCTGGTCGAGAGCGTTTGCATTCTCGGTTACAATGCTTGCGTCTGCATTTGTGCCGCCTTCATCCGTCTTTTTGTATCCCAACATAAGCGGCGCTTCAAGATTTTCATC